AAAGGCTTATCTGGAATATAGAGCTTGGTATATCAATAATAAGAAATGGGAAAGATGTTTTAAGGCTTGACGTATTTATTCAGTGTGCTATTATGTAATCAACGAACACCGAAACTCGTAGATTTGTGCTACTTATTCGGTGATTTTTTGTATATATGGAAGAAGAACAAAAGAAAAAATTGATGGAAGAGCTATCGGAGGCTGTAGATAACGATTATGTTAACATAGAAATCCAAAAAATGAACCAGAAGGTAGTATTAAAAGTTCAAATAATTAAGCATATATAGACAATTCAAGCGGAAGAACCGAACCCCCGTGGGTCGAAGGGAACACCCTAGCTCATATATCTAGTTATCACATGTAGTGGTAGCTCAGATATGTGAGCTTTTTTTAATATATTTTCCAACACAATAAAAATGATAAGCGTAATTCTCCTAACATACAACAGAACCAAGACCGCTGAGAAGTGTGCCAGAGAGAATATCAAGCGAGCAGGCTATCCCATAGACGAAATAATCCATATCGACAACGGATCTGACATTATCCCCAGGATAAGCGCTGACATCTCTATCTACTTCCCCGAGAACCGAGGAACAGCAGTAGGATACAACACCGGATTTAGGCTAGCCAGAGGACACGCAGTTATTCCCTCCACGGATATGATACTCCCCCAGAATTGGCTCAAGAGTATGATAGAACACCTAACAGACGGCATAGGGATAGCAATTATCAAGCCTTTCGAGGTCAAGGAGTTAAGAGACGCAGAAAATGTCGGACCAAAGCTAATAAAACACGAACTATTCGAGAAGATAGGCTATATGCACGATGATTATTCCTTATACGGACACGAAGATGTTGAGTTCGGAAGAAGAGCCAAAAACGCAGGCTACAGAGTGATAGATATTCCCACGACTGGAGCAATAGCGCAGAGAGGCGAAGACACGGAAGAATATGTGAAGTGGAAGCAGGAACAAGCCCATAAGTCGGAGAAGTTATTGGCAGACGCCAACACCGCTAATTACCCTAAATATAACCCATATGGATAATCTCGACCCATACCAGGAGCGATACCTCAAGCACCAGGAGCGCAAGAAGCGGATTATTGCAGGAGAAGAACAAGAAGAAGTAAGAACGATGCCGTTTTCAAACAAATATGCAATGGAGATATTCGCTGAAATAAGCCAATCACGCACATCACACCGCATATATTCAGGAGAGGAAATAACGAGAGAAGAACTGGGAATAATCAAGATAATGTCAGACACTTGCCCCAGCAGTTGCGCGCGTAAGGCAGTAGACATCCAGATAATCGATGATAAGGAAGATATACGGGAACTGGAGGGATTATTGGTCGGTGGAGCTAATTGGTCAGGCAAGGCAGACAAGATGGTTCTATTATGGGCAGATATGCAAGCGTATAAGAGTCCAAACGAGATAGATTTTATGCCCTACCTGGACGCAGGAGTGAAGATACAGCAGATATATATCACTTGCACAGCACTAGGCATTAAGTGTTGCTATATCAACCCGAACATTAGGGAAGAAAATAAAGAAGTTTTTAAAAATAAGTTTGGAGATAAGAGATTTTGTGGGGCATTCGCCCTGGGAAGATGACAGAAAATTATGGAAAAATGGGAAATTGAATTTGACAAAAATATTAGCAAGATAGAATGCGAAGATCCGTATTGTGGAATATACATTTACAACAATAAAGGGAAAAAGGTATTTCACAATTCTAACGGCGAGATTACAGATTATATTAAAACATTCTTACAAAAATATGACATCACTCCTAAAAACAGCAAAAATCAGAACCTACAAAGTAACCAGCCAAGAGGGAGAAAAGATAAACCTTGAAAGCGAAACGATAGAGATAGAATTTTCAGAGTTTGTCATTGATGAGGGATTGAAAGGAGTGAGAACGGAAGATGGTATAGAATACTTATTTAGTGATAAATTTTTTGAAGATAACGAGTTAATTGAAATAACAATAAAAAAAGATGAAGATAGGAAGACCGCTTAAATTTGAGACAGTCGAGGATCTCCAGGCGAAGATTGACGAGTATTTTGAGATTACTCCAAAAGACGAATGGACTATCACCGGACTAGCAATAGCACTAGACACCTATAGAAAAGTTTTATGTGAATATGGAGATGGAAAATATGACGAAGAAGACAGAGACTTTAGTAACACCGTAAAAAAAGCTAAGCAAATCGTAGAGAATGGATATGAAATCGATTTAAAAAAACACGGACGACCCGGAACGATATTCGCACTAAAGAATTTTGATTGGAAGGACAAAAACGAAACTGATTTACACGCTGACGGAGATTTCAAAATAAACTTAATAAGCTATGCAGATCCAAATTCCATACAAGTTCCAACCGAGACCCTATCAACTACCGACGATGAGAGCGCTGGACAGCGGGAAGAAGAGAGTGGTAGCGATTTGGCATAGAAGAAGCGGAAAAGATAAAACCTTCCTCAATCTTCTAGTCAAGAAAGCGCTCGAACGAAAAGGTTCTTACTATTATTTCTTTCCGACTTATAAGCAAGGGAAAAAGATATTGTGGAACGGAATGGATAAGAGTGGTTTCAAATTCACGGACCACATACCGAAAGAAATCAGAAAGCGAACAGATAACACCGAAATGCTGATAGAACTGATTAACGGCTCAATAATTCAGGTGATAGGCACAGATAACATTGACAGCGTAGTAGGAACTAACCCAGTCGGTTGCATATTCTCGGAATACAGCTTGCAAAATCCTCAAGCGTGGGAATATATCAGACCGATATTAGCAGAGAATGGAGGATGGGCACTGTTCAATTACACGCCTAGAGGCAAAAATCACGGATATACACTTTATGAAATGGCAAAAAAAAATCCCAAGTGGTTCGTGGAGATGTTGACGGTAGATGATACGAAGGCAATAGGGCAAGAAGTGATAGAAGAAGAAAGAGCGTCGGGAATGGAAGAGGACTTAATACAACAAGAATACTATTGCAGTTTTGAGGCAGCGATACAGGGGGCATATTACAGCAAGCAATTCAAGAAGATAGACGAGGATAAGAGGATATGCAGAGTGCCATACGAAGAAGTTTTATCGGTAGATACTTATTGGGATTTGGGAGTAGGAGACAGCACCGCAATATGGTTCGTGCAGAAATATAATAACGAATTTAGATTTATAGATTATCTGGAGGCAACGGGGGAAGGATTGGCATATTACGCTAAGGAATTACAAGATAGAGGCTACATATACGGCAAGCATTACGCGCCTCACGACATTTCAGTCAAGGAATTAGGGTCAGGAGCAACGAGGCTAGAGACGGCAAGGAGTATAGGGCTAAGGTTCGAGACGAGGAGAGAGGGAGATAAGGAACATTCAGCCGTGCCGATGTTATCGGTAGATGATGGAATAAACGCCTCAAGGATGATACTCAGTAAATGTTGGTTCGATGAATTAAAGTGCGAGAAAGGAATAAACGCTCTTAGAAGTTATCACAAGGACTGGGACGAGAGACTTAAACAATACCGAAGCTATCCCGAACACGACTGGAGTTCTCACGGGTCAGACGCATTTAGATATTTTGCAGTGATGAACTTAAAACCAGAGAAAAAAGCACAAACTTTCACCTCCAATAAAAAATCATTTATATAACAATGAAAAAAATCTCAGAAATAATCCAGAAAGAAATAGAGAAATTTAAGGAACCTGTAGACATAGGCTATATCTTTGATTGGCACACTACGGTCAAGAGAATTCTTAGATATAAGGTAGATAAATATCTGGAGGATAGCGACGCTCTCTTCTTCAACATTATCAAGCCACAATCTCCCCATTTCCAGAAAAATATAGATATAGATACAAAGGATTTAGACCCTTATGGACTGGGAGATGTTAACTTTCTTCAGGCGTGGCTGCTTCGAGTCGTGTATAGATTATGGGCAAGAGAAAGCAAGCTGGGAATAACTCTTAACGAGCTTAGCGGAGGAGAGACAGACTTCGGATTTCACGTTTTCAAAAAAGTGCCGGAAGGGAAAAAGCGTTTCAAGCTCAAGAGTTGCGACCTTACTAGGATATTTTTCGACGTTACGGACAAGGATTTTTCAACCTGTATAGAGGAACATCACCTCACTAAGGAGCAGATAGAGTCGCATAATGAGGACTGGGAAGATGTGGACGGAATTTTGAAAGGAGCAGAGAGGGAAGACGGAGAAGAGGGCAAATATATCCTCTATGAGCGAGAAGGAATGTATGACGGAGTAAGAATGCACCAGATTATCGCAGGACAGGGAGATAAGGAGATTATCGCTTTTGAGGAAGAGCTTGAAAAGGATGAACGAATATACTTTGCTTTTTCACTTAATAACGCCGAGGGCAGACTCCCTGGCATTGGGATATATGAGCGGAACTTTGAACTCCAAAGGAGAGCAAACGAACTTGTCAACCAGAACGCCGAGACTACCGCTATTGCTTCACTTCTTATTCTTCAATCGGAGGACGGCAATATCACAGGTAACGCGCTTCAAGATATGGATAGCGGACAGATTATCTCGGGCAGAATGTCGCAAGTGGCGATGAACAATCCGGCCATAGCCTCATTCATCCAAGAGCTTAATATTCTCAAGAACCAAGTGCGGGAGAACTGTATGACACCAGAGATTATGACAGGAGACAATATGCCCTCAGGCACTGCTTTTCGTTCTATTGCGACAATCTCAAACGCCGCCAAGTCAGCCTTCAAAAACACCAGAGACGATATAGGCACTAATATGGCGGATATATTGCTAAGGTTTATTTTCCCTCCCCTTATAGACGAATACAAAGACAAAGATTTTATCGAGATAGCACAGGACGACAACGATATCAAGCTGTATGACTCAACTCTTACAAGAAAAGTTAAAAAAGAATATTACGCCGAGAAGATGAAGAGCGGAGAGAGAGCAGATCCGATTGAGCTTCAGCAGAGGGTCCAAAACGCACTTAGAGACGCGCAGATTTACGGCAGAAAGATAGAAATAAAAAAAGGCTTCTTCGATTTCAAGTATGGAATATACGTGAATGTTACAGGAGAGGCAATCGACAAAAACCAACAGAACGATGCAATGTATAACGCGCTTCAACTTATATCGGCTAATCCCGCCATAATAAAAATTCCGTTATTCAGGCAGTATGTCGAAAATAATGGCGTTAACTGGCAAGACTTAGAACCAGAGGAAGAAGAACAGCTTATGCAGGCTATGCAATCTAAAAATATTCCCCAAGAGCAAGCAAGCCCGATGAACCAGACAGGGGACAAATTACTTTCAATGGTTAACTCATAATAATGAACAAGATAAACATAAAATCAACGCTTCAATCGTCAGGCTGGCAGGATATCAAGGAGATTTTGCAAGAGGAGATAGGAGAGGGGCAGAAAATCAATTCAATCAAGACCAAAGGCAAAGCAGCCGAATATATCGCAAGGGAACTTGAAGCCAAAAAGGAAGCGGCAAAGATTATTGCCAGAGCTATCAAGAGACTGGAAACAATCGAAAAAGAACCGCTACCGAAAGACAAGCCATCATTTATTTAGTTTTTTCTCAATCTGTCCCCTCGGGGATAGGTGAGAGCAAGCTAATTGCCCTACTTGCGTAGTCTATGCGCTTTTACATAGATATTAACCATTACTTAAATGGCTATTGACGAAATTGAGGACATCGACTCTCAAAACGATGGAGAAATTGACTACTTCAAAGAGGAAGTAGAAGAGGGAGAAACCAAAACCGAGGAAGAAACCCAAGAGGGAGAAACCGAGGAAGAGGAAACTCCCGAACAGCTTAAAGCCCGACTTACTGAGCTGGAAGAGAAGAACAAAAAACTCTTTGAACGGGCAAAAAAAGCAGAGGAAAAATCCAAAGCTAAAACTAATCAAACTAATAAAGGTTTGTCCGAATCCGAGATAGACAATCGAGTGGAAAAAATCTTGCTGAAAAGAGAAGGAATGGAAACTGATGGCGTAGAGCTTTTAGAGAAAATCCAGAAAGTCGCAAAACTAGACGGCAAGGATATTACCTTGACTGACGCGCAAAGTGATCCGCTCTTCAAATCCTACAAGGAGAAACAGGAGCGAGAGAAACGGAAACGAGACGCACAAATCTCAGGCTCATCAGGAGGTGGAGCTGTTAACCGCAGTAAGCCCCTTACCGAAGAGGAGCATAACGATTTAGTCAAGAAAAAATCACGAGAACTATTACGCAAGAATTTCGGATAAACTGAAAGGAACTAAATTATGGCATTTCCAACTGGAACTTATACCGGAGCGGGTGGAGACCTTGATGTCTACATCAATGAGGTATGGAGTTCAAAAATTAACGATTTTGCTAAATCTCGCAGAATTGTAACCCCGTTTTTCACCGACCGAAGCGATGAGCTCGCTGGAGGTGGAGACACTGTTCACACTGGTGGCTTGACCGAGATGACTGCTTACACCAAATCAAACGGCGCAGCGGTAACCCTCAACAGTCCGACCGAGACTGATGTTGATCTTGTAGTTGATACCTACTATGAAGTGTCATTCTCAATCGAGGATTCTGACCAAGCTAAATTCCTCAAGTCTCTCAACTTGCAGGAACGTCTTGCTAAGAACGCTGGCTATACTGCGGCTATGACGCTTGAGGACGCATTGATTACTCTTTTTGCTTCATTCACTGACAGCGTGGGGGCTTCCGATCAGGTTATACTTGACTCTGATATCCGCAAGGCTATCGGTATCGTAGAGGCTAACACTGAGGAGGAATCAGATAATGGAGAATTTACCTTCTTCATTGAAAAGAAAGTTTTCTGGAACCAGATTGCAGGTATTTCTACCTACCAGTTGAATATCAACTCACCGGTAAATGACCCTGTATCTAAAAGACCTATGCCTACTCTTTACGGAGTCCAGGTCAAACTGACTAGTCGTATCGACTACATCAGCGGAACCACCGGAAGATATAACGCATTGGCGCACAAGGATGCAATTCATTACGCTATCTCACCGCTTCCTGGACAGGGTGGCAACTATGTGAGAACTCAATCCAACTATGTTCCGCAGTATGTGGCAACGCTCACCACTGCAGATATTCAGTTCGGAGTGATAATGAACAGAGCAACTTGGGGAGTGAAGATACTTTCTTCAGCAAGCTAATTTGTTCGGGTGGGGCGGTCTCGTTTACGGCTAGCCCCACCCACGTAAACGGAATAAAAATATGGGAAAAACAACAGTTAATATCACAAATAAGAAGAAAATGTATGTCGACGCTAAAGGCAACACCTTCGAGGAGTATACAGATTTTGATAACAAGAGAATGGTTAGACCAACAGGTTCTGTTGAAGATGGAGAGAAAGAAGAAGGAGGCGAGAAAGAGAAAAAAGATGTTCGTGTAAATAACCAATCTAACGGAAAAATTTATATAAAGATATGAGAACTTTTTATACACATAAAAATATTGACGGATGTTGGTATTACAGAGCCTATCTACCTGCTTTCTATAACGGCTGGGACGCTGACAATATGATATTGGGAAACATCAGTCAAGTTGATAGGAAATATTCAGCATTAAGGGCACAACAAGCGGATATAGTGGTATTTCAAAGACCAGATGAGGAGGAGAGAGTGAAAGCGATGGAACTTTTAAAAGCGATGGGCAAAAAAATCGTTTTTGAAAATGACGACACCTATAAGAAGAACGACCATATGAAGTTCAGGGAGGAATTCAAGAGGCGCTCACATTTCTTAGATGAGGCTATAAAAATCGCCGACCTTTGCACGACTACCACGGAATTTCTAGCGGATGAATATAGAAAATTAAACGATAACGTAGTGGTGCTTCCTAATCAGATTGAGCCTGACGACTGGTCCGAGCCAGAACGAAACGAGACGGATATTGTGAGAGTGGGACTATTCGGCTCTACCACTATGAACGGAGACTATGAAGGCATAGAGGACGCTCTAGGTAAGCTCTGCAAGCGAAAGGATGTAAAGATTGTAGTTCTGGGCGCTCCCGATCCAGATAAAATCGCTCCAGACATTAAGCATTTGTGGAAAGAGGAAATTGACTTTTGGGGAAGGTTCGATATTGAAGGACATCAAACGGTCCATATGCACGATGTTTTCGACAAGCTAAACAGTTTGAAGTTGGATATGGTGCTTATACCACGCAAGGACAATTACTTTAATCGCTGTAAATCAAACGTGAAATTTTTAGAAAGCGCTATGCTGGAAATCCCCGTTATTGCTCAAGGCTTCAAAGACGGACTAAGTCCTTATCAAGGAACGGAAGATAAAAAACATATGGTGATAGTGGAAAATGACAAGGAATGGTATGAGGCGATAGATGAGCTTATCAAGAATAAAAGTTTGAGGCGAGAAATGGGGCGAGAAGCTAAAAAATATGTTCTCAAGAATTACAATATTCAAGACAATTATGGCAGATGGAATGAAGCATTTAAAAAACTAATTTAAAAAAATGAGAAAGATAATCGTTAAAAATGAGAAGCTGATCACACTGGTTAGGTTTATAAAAGACATAGCCAAGCAGGGGGTGGAACTTGCCGAGCAGGGGGAGAAGGTGGAACAGGAAGCCCGCAGGTTGGAAGAGGAAATGCGTAAACTTCAGCATATAAGAGACAAAAAAGAAATGGTTATTTCCAAACTTGTCTCCAAAATGGATTTTATAAAAGACATCGGAGAATTTGAAAAAATCGGCACCATTTCCGAAAAGGACGGAGAGATAGAGATTGAGGTATTCGATATGGTGGAAGAATTCAAATCAAGATACAGGGACAAGGCGAAAAACGCCAAGACCGAAGTTGAAAAACTAACGAAATAAATATGCAATTTAACAGCCACGCAGACGAACAGGATATAGTTCACCAGACCTGGTTTCTTACAGGTACTGATTCGACTAGTTATCCGCTCAAAGACTTAGCCAGAAATTCCAACGAAGCTATCAGTCGGGTGGCTTTGCTTATTTTGCTTTCAATGGGAAGAATGCAATGGGATGATGTCAATCACGGCAACCAACCTATTGCTTCTTTTGATTTAGAGGAAGATGTCGGGACTTACACTATTTTTAAAGCTGTTCCTAACGCTCTTCAAGACTGGTTGGAGGCGGAGAGGGTGGATATTGTCGATTCGGAGGGGAACGGTTATAAGCTTAAGCCTCTGGACCATAGAGACATTAAAGTCGCAATAAGCGAGTTTCAAGACACTTCAAATATTCCCCGCTGGTTTGAGATTAACGGCAACGAGATAAAGTTCTATCCTGCTCCCGATTATACCACCACAGGGGCGACAGGTTGCACCATATATTTCAATCGTGCGCCTTCCTATTTTCTTTCTACTGATACCACGAAAAAGCCAGGATTTGCCTCAATCGTTCAGGACTACATTTATAAATATAATTCTATGCAGTGGTTTTTCGCTCACGACCAACTACAACGCTCTGACAGATTGAAAGTTGAGTTAAAAGGCAATAATCCAAATGTTATCGGAGGGATGGAAAAAGATATTGTCAACTTCTATTCAAGAAGAAACAAAGCAGAAAAAACCAAAATAACCCGTAACAAAAAACAATATGTTTGATTTTACAAAAAAGATTGAATATGAAGAGATAACTATACGAAAAAGAGACGGAACACTTAAATGGCAATGGCAAGACAATTCCGTATGGAGATATTTTAAGAAATTAACGGGCAAAGATATACGGATACCTATTTTAACGGGCTATCCAACCAAATTTTATAAATTTAAATTAAATCAATGATTACAAACGCAGGACTCGCAGCACTCGCTTCAAGGCAATTATGGGATAGTTCAGGACACGAAGCGCCGTTTATTTACATCGCTCTTGGTACCGGAGACACAGCAGCAGCCGCAACCGACACCACACTTGAAGCGGAAATTGCAGACAGCGGGCTTGAAAGGGCTGAAGCCACGGCTTCAAGAGTGCAAACTACCGTCGCCAACGACACAGCTCAACTTGCTAAAACTTTCACCGCAACCGGCTCTAAAGCAGTAACAGAGGTAGGCGTATTAAACGCAGCTTCATTGGGGACACTTCTTTCAAGAGCTGTCATCACCACTAAGAATGTTGAAAGCGGAGAAACTTTGGCAATCACTCATAAAGTAGTTGAGATAAACGTATAATGTATGGATCCTTTACATATGGAAGCGGAGGATATGGCAACAATAGTTGGC